CCATCTGGCGATGAGTTGATCAATGATCAAGGCGAACGACTGAGCATCACGGCTTATGGCCCAGGCTCCAAACAGTTCAATAAAGCGCAAGGCGTGCGAAATCGTGCGATTTTGGAATACGTCAAGCGTGGCGGCAAAAAAATGAAGGATGGCGAACAGCGCGAACTTGATGCCGAGTTTTTGGCATCATGCACCGTGTCATTCAATAACTTCAAATATCAAGATCTGACTGGCTTTGAAATGTTCAAGGCTGCCTATCTTGACACCAGCATCGGCTTCATCTCTGAACAAGTGAACAAGGCCATCGGTGACTGGGCAAATTTTACGCAGGGGTCTGCGAAGACCTGATTTTGTATGCCAGGCAGCTTGCCTGGTTCAATACAAAACCACGCCATCCTGAAAAGGCTGGCGTGCCTAATGGCCCCACAAAACAAGCTGAACTATCACGGGCGCAGGAAATAACCGAGCGCGGTGGCAAGCCTTTGATGCCGGAAATCGAGGGCGCAGAATATCTTGTGGCTTACTGGCAAGATCTTGGCGTGATCACATCGTCGGGGATGGGCTTGTCTGCTCTGAGTTCACAGGAAATTTGGGCTTGGGATCAATGTCATGGCACAATGCTGCAACCATGGGAGTTGCGCGTTTTGCGGGATATGTCTAGGGCTTACTTGGTGCAATTGCACGAAAGTGAAAATCCGGAATGTCTGCCTCCATTTGGTGATCCAGTAAATGTTTTTGATCGTGCGCTTGTGGCCAAAAAAGTCGGCAACGCATTCCGATCATTTCAACAGGTAAAACCAAGATGAGCACATCAGTCGGCACATTGACAATCGAGATGGCAGCCAACATCTTGCGCCTCCAGCAAGACATGGACAAGGCCAAGACAACCGTCGAAAACACCATGGCCAAGATCAGCAAGGCTGCTGGCGCTGCTGGCATGGCCCTTGGTGCATTGGGCGTGACTGTCGGTGTTGGCGCTTTTGCTGGCTGGATCAAAGGCGCGATTGATGCAGCAGACGAAACCAGCAAACTTGCGCAAAAGATCGGCCTGGCCGTGCCGCAGGTGGCGGGATTGCAACTTGCATTTCGTCAATCGGGAATTGATGCTGGAGCACTGCAAACCAGCATGAGCAAATTGTCGGTGGCGATTGCTGACGGCAACGATGCCTTTGTCGCAATGAATATCAGCACCAAAAAAGCTGATGGCACATTGAAGACAACCAGGGAAATGCTTGGAGACATTGCCGACAAGTTCAAAGATTATGAAGATGGGGCGGCAAAGACTGCACTGGCTGTTCAAATTTTTGGCAGGGCTGGTGCTGATCTGATCCCTCTTTTGAATGGTGGATCTGAGGCGCTCGACGAATTCGACGCAATGGCCAAGAAACTTGGCCTGACGCTTGACGAGGATACGGCCAAACGTGCCGAAAAGTTTAACGACACATTGGACTTGATGGGGCAGGGATTCAAAGGCATCAGCGCACAAGTCGCAGCACAAATGCTGCCAACACTTGAGGGGCTGGCTGATCAGTTCTTTTCGTCCATGACCGAGGGCGACCGCCTGAAGAAAATTGGCGATGCCTTGGCCATTGGATTGAAAAGTCTTTACGTTGTTGGCGTGGCTTTGGTCGGGGCTTTTCGGGCTGTTGGTGACACGCTTTATGCGGTTGGCGCTCAAGCCATGGCCGTGATGCGTGGTGACTTTTCGGGTGCTGTCAAGATCGGCGAACAGTATGCCGCCGATATGAAGGCAAACTGGACAGGATCATTGGCTGAAATTGACAAGGCGTGGAATGCCAACGGCAGTACCGCAGTCAGCACCATGGCCGCCACCTCTGCGGCATTCAAAACACAAGCTCCAGTTGTTTCGACTGCAACCAAAAAGATGACCGATGAAACGGCCAAGAATACCGCCGAAACAGCAAAGCAAGAGGCCGAATATCAAAAGCTAATTCACAGCATCGAAAACAAAACAGAAGTGATGATTGCCGAGGCCGATGGCACTGGCAAATTGACTGAGGCTCAAAAAATAGAATTGAAAGTGCAGCAAGACTTGCGCAATGGCACGCTCAAATTGACCGAAGAGCAAAAGGCCAACTTGGATGCGGTTTTGAAATTGATGCTGGCGACCGAAGACAAAATCAAAACCGACAAAGAGATGGAGGCCACTCAGCTAAAAATCATCAAGGTTTCTGAGCAATTTGTAGATGCACAGAAAAAAGAAACTTCCTCTTTGATTGAGGGAAATCTGAAGCTGCAAGAACAAAACGATGTTTTGCGTCTTGGCGAGTCGGCTGTTCGTGCGCGTGAAATCGCTGTGCTGAGAGCCCAGGCAACAGACTTGGACTTTTATGCGGCAACATTTGAAGGCAACGAGGAGCTGGCCAACCAAGCACGACTGCTCCGCGAACGGGCAAATCTGCTTGAAGACAATGCTGGACTGGTGGCGGCCAAAGCCACCGCAGACGAGTGGAAGAAAACCTCTGAAAGCATCGAGTCCAGTTTGACCGATGCGCTCATGCGCGGTTTCGAGTCGGGCGAGGGGTTTGGCAAAAACCTCATGAGCACGCTTACCAACATGTTCAAGACATTGATCTTGCGGCCAATCATTCAACCCATTGCGCAGGCCGGATCGTCAATGGTTCTGAATGCCCTGGGCATTACATCCTCTGCGGCCTCTGCGGCTGGGGGTGCAAGCACGCTTGGCTCATTGGCATCAGGTGGTGGCTTGTTGGGTTCGATGGCCAATGCTGGCCAATACTTTGGCACAGGGTTCATGAATACGATCTCCGGATCTGGTGCGATGACGGGCTTAACGGCTGGCGCAGAAATTGGCGGCATGAGTGGCTTTGCGATGCAAGCTGGCGCTGTCATGCCTTATGTCGCAGCCGCGCTGGCGCTGGTTTCGCTGGTCGACTCGCTGGACGATTCGGGCACTTTGCACTCAGGCGGCACTGCTATGGCAAGCGCAACGGGCGCAAGAGCCACCACAGGCGAAGAATTAAATTTTGTCGTGCAAACAAACGAAAAAATGCAGACCAGCATTGTCGGCATGGCTGGCAGCATTTCAAACACTTTGAACGGCTTGTCACGCGCATTTGGCATGGCCGAGGAGGTGGTGGTCGGCTTGGGCTTTGCAGACGATACAAGCGCAGACGGGGCATGGGGCGCTTTGAAGATTCTTGCCAGCGGCAGGACACTGGTGGATTGGGCCAGCGGCGTGGACAGATGGCCTGGGTTCGAGTTCTCGGACGGCGAGGCGGGGCTTGCAGAGTTCACGGCCAAGATCGCCACCGATGTGAAAGGCATGATTTCCTCGCTCGGCTTGCCCGAGTGGGCGATGTCGATCACAAACAATTTGCAAGATGGCGCCTCGCTGGAGCAAGTGCTTGAAACGCTGAATCAGGTGGCAGCAATTCAATCAATGCTGGTGCAAGCAGGAGAGGCGCTGACGCTGATGGGCGGGCCATTCGCGGCGCTGGCCGCCAGCGGCGACGCTGCGGTGATGGCCATCTCGGGATTGGTCGGCGGCATCGATCAACTTGTGTCCAAGGCGCAAGGCTTTATGGCCAACTATTACACCGAGCAAGAACAATCCGGAGTGATCGCATCCTCGCTGGTGCAAGCCTTGTCGCAGGCAGGATTCACGCAAGCGCAAATCGAGGCGCTGGAGACTCGGGCAGATTTCCGCACGCTGTTGGAGAGCCTCAACGTCACCACCACCACTGGCCAGGAACAATTCGCCACGCTGTTGAATTTGCAAGACCAATTCGCGGGCCTGACCAGCACCATGAGCGAACAGCAAATGACGCTCTTGGAATTGATGGAATCTGCACCACAGGTGACAATTTTGGAGGCTATGGTTGAGGCCGAAACAGAAAATCAATCGCGCATCCAAACTGCCGAGGAATTGGCGCAAACGACTTTGAACTCAATGGACGGATCTTTGACTTCACTTAATGCAGAGGTGGCAAATTTATCCGGCGTAATGGTGACCGGATTAAGCGCAATTTCCTCGGCCACATCTGGGGCGATTGCAAGCGCGAATGAAATTGCAGAAGCAGCCATTGCTGCTGCACAAAAATCAGCGGCGGATGCAATTGCTCAAACGTCCAGCGAATATGCGCTCGGCGGCACAGGTTTTGCCTCGGGCGGTTTCTACAATGGCGGCATGGCGATGGTCGGGGAGCATGGGCCAGAACTTATCAACTTTGGCGCTCCAGGGCAGATCTACACTGCTCCGGCCACAGCCAGCATGATGGGCGGCGGCGATGTGACAGCCGAGATTCGTGCCTTGCGTGAAGAGGTATCTATGATGCGCATGGAAACACGAGCCACCGCTGTGAACACTTCCAAGATCGCAAAATTGCAGGATAATTGGGATGTTCGCGGCTTGACCGTGAAAACCGATGCTGACCAACCTTTGGACACTGTGACCGTATGAAAGTGATCAAGCCCACCACTATCACCGATGCGATGATCGTGTCAAGCAACGCTGTGGAGGCGCACGCTGCTTGGGCCGTGGGCACGACATACGCAAAAGATGCGATGGTCGATTATGGCCAGCACTACTACATCAGCCTGGTGAACAGCAACACTGGCAACTTGCCCGATGCGGTTGGCTCGACCTTTTGGTCGCAGACTGGTCCAGACAACAAACACGCGATGTTTGATGCGCAGATCAGCACGGCCACAACGGCCACATCACCGCTGATCGTTTCGGTAAAACCTGGGATTGCCAACTCGGCGGCATTCCTCGGTCTGGTTGGAACAGAACTGACTGTGACGATGATCGACAACACGGGCGGGCCAACGGTCTACACACGCACCGTGAACCTTGACGGCACGATCATCACCGATTGGTACATGTATTTTTTCGAGCCATTTGTGCAGCTTGGCGAGGTGGTGCTGACCGACTTGCCGCCTTACTCCAACGGCATCATCACGATGACGCTGACCTCGGGCGGTTCGGTGGCTGTTGGTGAGTTCTTGGTTGGTGCTGTTTACCAGATCGGCGAAAATGACCTGGAGCACGGCGCGACCATTGGAATTATTGACTATAGTCGCAAGGACACAGATCCAGACACGGGCGTGGTCACCTTTGTGCCTCGGGCTTATTCCAAGCGCATGAGTGGCCAATTCCTTTTGGCCAATGGTGCGATCAGCGGAGTGCAGCAAATCCTGGCATCCATTCGTGCAACACCAAGCGTTTATATTGGCTCCGAGGCGACCGACTACGGGGCGCTGATTGTGTATGGTTTTTATCGTGACTTTTCCATCGACATCGCTTATCCAACTCACAGTTGGTGCCGCATCGAGGTGGAAGGGCTTGTTTAATTAAGGAAAAAGAAAATGGCTATCACACCACTGCCAACGCCTCCCACGCGAGATGATCCCACGAACTTTGCTGCACGGGGTGACGCATTCCTTGCGGCTTTGCCAACATTTGTGACAGAGGCCAATGCACAGGCCGACACGGTGAACACGCAAGCTGCTTTGGTCACAGCATCGGCGGCTGTGGCTGGCGCTGCATCCAAGGCCGCACTCGGCGCGGCCAATTACAAAGGAGAGTGGGCAGACCTGACTGGCGCTCTGGCTGTTCCAGCGAGTGTTTCGCATTCTGGCAGTGTTTGGTTATTGATCAATTCATTGGCAAACGTCACCGCGAGTGAGCCTGGGGTGACTGGTGATTGGGCAGACATTGGTGTCCTCGGTTCTTCTTTTCAAGAATTCACCACATCAACAAGTTACGAAAAATCATCTGACGCAAAATTTGTGATGGTTGAATTGTGGGCCGCTGGCGGTGGCGGTGGATCAGGGCAGTCGAGCACAGCAGGTACCGAAAGGGGCGGCGGCGGTGGTGGCGGCGGCGGGGCTTATGTCACCCGAGTTTTCAAGGCCGAAGAGTTGGACCTGATAACTTACATCGTGCTTGGCGCTGGCGGTGCTGGCGGTGCTGCAAGGACCACCGCACAGACAGGAGCAGCTGGTTCTGTTGGTGGCAACACAACTTTTCAACCATTTTCGGGCGCAGCTTATTTGGCGGCCTATGGCGGCGCTGGCGGCCTTGGAGGTTCTTCAACGGCCATATGGGGTGGCGGCGGCGGCGGTGCGCTTGCGGCTGGAAACCTTTATATAGGTGGAGCGCCTAGAGGGTTATATGACAATGGAAGCAACACTGTTGCTGGTGCTTTTGGCGGTGGCGATGGAACCACTGCTGCTGCTTCACCATCAGGTTTTGGTGGCGGCGCTGGCGGGGCAGGAAGATCGAATTCAGGGTTGTTTGGCAGTTGCTCATATCAAGGCGGCGCTGGTGGTGGTGGTGGTGGTGGAATCACGGGGGCAAACGTATCATATGCGGGCGGTCCTGGCGGTTCCATCACAGGAGCATCAGGCGGCGGCGGCGCTGGTGGCGCTGGTGCTGCAACCGCATCAAGTGTCGGAGGAAATGGAACAGAAGGGACTTCTCCAAGGTTTGGAGGCGGCGGCGGCGGTGGTGGTGGATCAACCATTGGAGTTGGCGGCACTGGTGCGAATGGTGGTCCTCGCGGCGCTGGCGGCGGCGGTGGTGGCGCATCAATTTCAGGCTCAAACTCTGGCGCTGGTGGCACTGGCGGCGCTGGCTTTGCCAGAATTTACACTTGGTAAGGAATCAAAAAATGAGAGCACACGTTATTCAAAACGGTTTTGTGGTCAACACAATTGAGGTTTCATCCTTGGATTTTTTGCCAAACTTGATCGCTGGAGATGTCGGCGGCATTGGCTGGGAATGGGATGGTGAAACCCTGATTGATCGAGTCACACCAACGCCAGAGCAGATCGCAGAAAATTTGGCTGCGGAGGCTCGGGCAAAAAGAGCAAAAATCCTGGCTGAGGAAATCGACACGATGAATCCAATGCGATGGGCAACATTGAGCACCACCAAAAAGGCAGAGTGGACAGCATACCGCCAGGCGCTGCTTGACCTGCCTGCGCAAGAGGGCTTTCCTCTTACAATCAATTGGCCCACAGCACCAACAGCTTGAAGGATTGAGCCATGAGCATTGAAACACAAACACAAGACTTGATCGACGCAGCCAATGACCTGAACGTGGCCGCCACAGGGCTGCAAAGCGTGGTGGTTACTCAGGCAAATGCCGCACGCGATGCGGCGCAAGGTTATGCCACCGCAGCGGCGGCCAGTGCTGCAAGTGCTGCTGGCGCGGTCAATGCGGCCTTTGTCTCTGCGCTGATCACCACGCCACAGGCCAACAGCACCGTGACGGCCGCAACACTGACAGGTCACACATTCAGCATTCCTCCTGGCAAAACGCTGACGCTGATGGGCCGGATGATCTTTACATCGGCGGCGACGACCACTGGCGCTTTTTACGGTTATGAGGCCACACACCCCGTGGGCGCTGATGGCAATTTGCAAGGTTCATGGTTTGCCGAGGTAAACCTGTCGAGCGCGGCGGCTTCCACATCGCTGACTGACGGTGACGCAGTTGATCTGGCAGCCAACACAACGCTGGCCGCTGGTGTCTTGGGCACAGCATCGGCCGCTGGCAACAATGCCGCCATGATCAACTTGGCGCTGAAAAACAATTCCACAAACGTCACATCCACCGTGGCTTTGCAATTCAGATCTGAGGTGGCCACAAGCGCGATCACAGCGGTTGTCGGCACAAACGCGACTGGCTACATCCTGGGGTAACGAATGAGCACGATCGACGCAACAGACGCACGCCTGTCTACCCATGAACAGGTGTGTGCTTTCCGATATGAGCAGATCAATGCCAGGCTCAAGCGGCTGGAGGGCGTCATCGTCACCGCAGCAGGGGTGATGATCATGTCAATGGCTGGCGTGATCTTTTCGGCACTCTGGTTGACAAAATGAAAGACTGGGCCGTGGCATTCATTGCTGCGGTCTTTGTCTGTGCCATCGTGGTCTGGACCACCTACACCCTCATTCCAATTTTCAGGGCTTTTTATGTTGGTTGAACTTGCGGCGGCAAACGCAGCCTTCAATGTCATCAAGCAAGCCTTGGCCAATGGCAAAGAGTTGTCGGCCATCGGTGGTCGGGTTTTTGATTATTTCGACAACAAGGCCAAGATCCAAGAAAAGGCCACCAGGAAATCAGCAAGCGGTGCAGAGCGTTCAGACATGGAAGAATTCATGGCGCTTGAGCAACTCAAGCAGCAAGAGGAGCACCTGCGCGAATCCATGGTCTACGCTGGCAGGGCTGGCATGTGGGATGACTGGGTGAAATTCCAAGCCCAGGCTGCACGGCGCAGGCGTGAACAAAAAGAGGCCATTGCCCGTGCCGCCATTTTGCGCAAAGAGCGCGTGGAGCGATTCGTCGAGTATTTTTCAATCGGCATGGCCACAATCATCTTGGCTGCGCTGATCATTTATGGTGTCATCATTTACATGACATACATCAGAAAATGAGCGAAAAGCCAGCATCTTTGATCGACAAGGTGCTTGCCTATGTGGACAGCCCTTTTAAGCTGTTCTCGGTGATTCTGATGGGCCTGGTGGCCTTTGCCGGATACTTTGTCTGGCAAAACCAGGACTTCATGCGCGATGCTTACAAAGAATCAAAAAAACTGCCAGAGATCAACACGGCCAGGGCTGATGATGCAAGCGCCATGTTGTTCAAAAAAACAGGCGCGACCGTGGTGGCTGTGTTCAAGGTCAATCCACTTTTCAACAGCCGCACGCTTTACAAGGCATACACAAAAGACGGTCGCGACAAATCCATCGAGGACATTGATGTCGGGCTGTTCAGTCAGAATTCGGCAAACAATGCCGATGTCATCAAATTGATGACTAATGAAATGCCCTGCGGCGAGTATCGTTATGCACAGTCTGAAGTCGGGCTTTGGTATTTGGACAAGGGCGTCACGTTTACCTGTCGGGTCAGCGTGCCTCCAGATTCGCACAGATTCGTCGGCCAGGTGACGGTCGGGTGGTCCGAGCCACCGCAAAACATTGAGCAAGTTCGCTTCATGCTGGAGATCGCCAGCGCCATGTTGACAAAAAGGGGAAATTGATGCTTTCGTTATTTTCGACACTTGGGGGTCTGCTGATCAGCGGCCTGCCAAAATTGCTTGAGTATTTTCAGAACAAGGCCGATCAGCAGCACGAACTGGCGCTGGCCAGGGTGCAGACTGAGCGCGAACTGGCCATGGCTGCGGCTGGCTTTGCCGCACAAGCCAAGGTCGAGGAGATCCGCACCGAGCAGGTGGCCATGCAAACACAGGCTCAAATGGCCGAGGCAGAGGCAGGCATGGTCAAGGGTGCGCAAGAGCACGACAAGGCCGTGCTGGGCAAGGCATCGACCTGGGTGGTCAACTATGTGGGCACTGTGCGGCCAACGGTGACTTATATTTTTGTGGCCGAGTTGGTGGCCATCAATGCGTTTTTGTGCGTTTACCTGTGGAATCACCCAGGCTTGATCACCAGCATTGACGATGTTCTGCGTTATGCCGACATAATTTTTGGTGCTGATGAAATGGCAATGCTTGGGGGTATACTAGGGTTTTGGTTTGGATCAAGAACTTGGAGCAAAAAATGACAATTGGTGTATATGCTGTTCACAACAAGATTACTGGGCGTGCCTACATTGGCAGTTCAAAACATGTTGAGTTGCGGCTGATACACCACAAAAGCTATATCAACACAGGCTTGTTTTTGCACTATCAGGGCTACGCTGAAGACGCTAAAAAATATGGCGTGGATGCGTTTGAATTTAAGCTGCTGGCCGAAACACCGACAATTGCTGATGCTCGGGATATGGAGCAGGAATTTTTGGGCATCTTTTTGGGAGACTTGTACAACAAAGCCCCAAGTGCAAATGGCGCAAGTGGCACAAAACGCCAAAGCAAGCCATACATAGAAGGCGCGGCAAAAAGAAATTCTGACCCAGAATATCGAGCCAAATTGAGTGAGGCATGCAAGGGTAAGCGCAAGGTTATTGAGTGTCCTCATTGTGAAATTAGCGGCGGTGGTGCAAATATGCGCAGATACCACTTTGATAACTGCAAGGTGAAAAAATGAAACTCTCACAAGCTGGCGCAGATCTGATGCACCGCTTTGAGGGGTGCATGAGCAAGCCATACCTGTGCCCTGCACACATTTGGACCATCGGTTTTGGCCATGTGCTTTACCAAGAACAGATCCGATTGCCGATGGTGCGCGTTGAGGGCAAGGATGTTGCAATGATCCGCAAGGAAATGCCATTGAAACAGGAGGACAATCGTGTCTGGAGCAAAGCAGAGATCGAGGAATTATTCGCGGCTGACATCGCAAATTTTGAGTCTGGTGTTTTACGACTTATTCCTGGCTGTGTTGGCCATCAAGGCCGCTTTGACGCTTTGGTCAGTTTTGCCTTTAATGCTGGGCTAGGAAACCTTCAGCGCAGCACCATCCGAATGAAGGCAAACAGGGGTGAATGGAATGATGCCGCCGAGGCTTTTATGCAATGGACAAAGGGCGGTGGCCGAGTGCTGCCTGGCCTTGTCAAAAGGCGCGTGGCCGAGAAGGCGCTGTTCTTGTCTTGATGTATGCTGGAGTCGCTGCTTGCCATGGCAGCTTTCCGGTTGGGAACTTGCCAGGGCTTTATGCCCTGGCTTTTTTTTGCATGAATGCAACCCAGCATCGAGCACACATCCACCGTTTGGGGCTGGTCTGCACGCCTCCATCGGTGAGCCTGTCTCTTTGACATTTGTTGCAAAAGATCATGATTTTCTGCATCCTGTTTTGCAGCCAGGGCTTTGTTTTGATTGACAAACACCCAGCACATGACAGCGAGTCAATGGGACTGGTTTGGGCTTAAACCAGATTGTTTTGAAGCTCATGATTTATTGCCCCTGATGTCTTTTAGACTGCGGCTGGCATACAAATAATAATTGTGCGTGTCTTGGCAGGCGTGCAGACCTTCCAGCACATCAATGCAAGCCTGCAATTCACGCTCGGCCATCAAATCAGCAAAACGCTGCAAAGCCTTTGGGTGTTCCAGATGGCAGGCTGGAAGATTCGCCTTCCTTGCCAGATCCATGATGGTGCTCATGCCGACAAACCATTGACAAGCAGCATGGCCAAGCCAATGCCGATCACAAAGGCCAGAGCAACACCAGCCCACTTTTCCCAGGCTGGCTCTTTGTGACCCATGGGGTAAATGCTGGTATAGCCCTGCTGAAATGTGCAGTCGGCCAAGGTGCGAGGGGTTGTCATGTGTGAGGGTTTCATTTCGTTTCTTTCGGTTGGTTAAGGGATGGGGCCGTGGCCCCTGGTTGGTTTAAATTTTTGCGAACTTGGTTGCTGGGGTGAATTTGCCATCCACATAAATGCGGCTTGGGTATTGATTAAACAACTTTCCTTTAACCGAGCAGTTGATGATCTGGTTTTGCTCGATGATGACATTGCGGCTGTTCTTGACACCAGAAATCACAAAATTAGCGCCACCTGCTCGACGAACACAAGGCTGATTCAACTCGCCAATTTTGGCATCAACTTTTGCCAAAACTTCATCTGCCATGTCTGAGGCAAGACTTGCAGCAAATTTTGCCAAACGCTGTTCGTTGAGGCTGTAAGTGCCATCCATGCGGTTGCTGCTACGGTCGCAGCAAGGACGAACAGTCTCAGACCACATGCGATATTGGCGGCTGTTGGCAACACCTTTAGCATCAACGCCAAAGGTCTTGATGATGCTATCAAAGTGGAAGCGAACACTGCGGTTAATTTGAGCAGTAAAAACTTCAATCAATTCGTTTTTAAGTGTGTCGTTCATTTCGTTTTCTCCGGTGGGTTGTTGATGTTTGAAATTATACACGAACAACCACAGCCAACAACAACCTAGGATAAACCCTATGTTTTGTGCTTTTTTTTCACCACGACATCTTGCGGTCTGGCTTTGCCCAAGATGATGTCGTGCATCTTTTTTTCGGTGATGCGGTGGCAGCGAATCATTGACCTGGCCGACATCACCTGAATGATCTGTGAATAGTCCTCAAGCACAGCACGCAAGGTGGCAATGCCCTTGGCATCAAGCCTGATCACGCCATGCTGCACATGCCTTTGGCCAGCCAAGGCCATGGCCTCAATTGCATCTTTGAGCAGCCCAGATCCATCATCGCAGGCTTTATGCTCGACCATGGTTTCAAGCATGTTGATTGCATCACTGACCACCTCCCAGTCTTGGATGGTCGGCTCTGGCGATGTCTCCAGCGACCGCAGGCCCTGAAACATCCTGAACAGTTGGTGCTTGATTTTGTCTTGTGGCAATGGCTCATTTTTGGACGCCAGCAATTCATCCATCAAGCTATAGGTGGTTTTCAATTTCATCGCATCAGCCCTGCAAACGGGTTCAGGCTGGCATTGACAATGCGCCTGGCCCTGTTTGCTTTGATTTTGGTTATCGTGCCATGGCTCACCCCATGAGCCAGTGCCAGTGCCCTGCTCGGTTCCTCAGATACCATGATGTCATCGACCTGATCTTGTGACAGCTTGCGCCTTGGTGCTGCGGCTGCCTGGAGTTTGGCAATGCGCAAGGGGTGCTTGTGATCAACAGCAGCGGCCATGACCTGCATGTGCTTTTTCTGATCGACCACCTTGATGTGCTCAAGCCTGACGCACAGGTCATTTCCGCAGGTGGTTTTGAAATATGCAAGATCTGGAACTTTGCGATTGTTGAGCATCATCACCAGTTTGCGAACAGGGAACATGATGCCGCCATGGCTGACCTGCGGATATTGGTTCATGTACGAATAACCCAGCCACTCAATGCAATCATCCTCTGCACTGGTGCGCTCCATCAAGCTGTCAATCGTGTGAATCGTTATTTTTCGTTTCTTGCGTTTTTGAGGTGCGGTCATTTTTGATTGAAATGGGTTTTGATGATGTGCAAGACTTGCGAGGCCACCGTGCGGGTGTTTTCCTCGGCCTCTTTTTTCAGAGCCTCCATGAGCGATGGAGGGATTCTGATGTTCATATATTTGGTTTTGATTTCGTTGTCCATGATGGTCCTTGAATGTGGCAGGGATTCCACCTGCCTCCACATCACTTTAGGGTCTGCGTGTCCAAGACCTGCGGGGTGATTCGATCAGGCCCAGTTGTCATCGTCGGCCACATCAGCAGCGGCTTTTGCAGCGCCAGCACCGATGCCGAATTCATCGGCTGCACTCATGCGAGGTGCGCCAAGAGGTTCACCTTTGGCCACCAGCAAGACATTATTCAGGCCAAAGGCCACGCCTTTGTTGCCGACCGCATCGTAGGCATAGGCATTGACTGACAGCTTCACATAATCGCCCGATGTGACTGCATCAGGGTCGATCAGATCGCGGCCATTCATGTCGATGATTGCTGGCTTGTTTCGGTCGGCATCGGTCTTGCAGTTGAAAAACAGGTGGCCTTTGTATTCCGCACCCATCGGGCTGCCATCATCCTTGGTGGATGTGTCGCCATCGCGCAGAGGGTTTTTCAAGCCCTTTGGCACAGTGCCTCCAAACTTCTTATCAATGGCAGCCTTGGCCGCAGCCTTGAGGCCATTGATCGTGTCTGTGTCGGTCTTGGGCACAAGCACGACAGCCGAATATTCGTTTTTCCCGTTCATTTCGTTTTTACCTGGTCGCATGATCTTGGCATAAGACAAGCGGACTTTTCCGGTTACAAATCGTGTTGACATTTTCGGTTCCTTTGGTTTCGACGTTAAAAAAAGCACAAACTGATTGTCAATCAATTTGTGCTTACAGCATACCACAGATCAAAGGATCTGCTCGATGATGTTCAGTTTTTTGAGCACTTTGCCCAAAATCGTGTGGTCCAGGCTGTTGCGCGTGGTGAGGATATAAACCGCAGGCGCGATGCCAAATTTTTGAATGTTCTCGACTCTGGCCGATGCCTGCTCAAAAGCACTGGTGGCCCAAGTCGCCTCGACAAAAATCACCGTGCTGGACTTGGACAGATCCACGCCTTCAGACAGCGTGGCAATGTTTCCGATGATGACTTTGGCATCACCAGCCTGGAATGCCTCGATGTGCTTTTGCCGATCCGCTGCTGGGGTTTCTCCAGTGACCATCACGGGCTGATAATCCTTGAGGCCATCGTGCAGCATGGAGGCCACATCTTTGTGCCAGGCAAAGACCACCAGCGATTCGGACGGGTCATCCTCCAGCTTTCCTTTGATGAAATCAAGCGCCAGCGGCACTTTCCTGATGCCTCCCTCGCGCATGACCTCGGCCAAACCATCAAGCGCCAGGATCAGGTTTGGATTGTCAACCAGGGCATCAGAATCAAATTGCTTTTCCCTGCGGTCGATGGGCAGATCCAACTCAATCATGCTGATGACGGGCTGCTGGTAGTTTTGGAAGACATCAGCCCTGGTGCGGCGCAAGACATGGGGGGTCAGTGCCTTTTTGAGTTCTGGCAAGTTGCTGGCCCCTGACACATCCAAGCCCCATGGTGAATGCCAGGCTTTTGCGTACCTGTACGCAAATTTCAGCCATGATCCTTTGTAAATGCCCAGGCCGTGCAGCAGTGGCCAGATCTCGATTGGCCTGTTTGGAATGGGCGTGCCAGACAGCGCATAAACCACAGGCGTGGCCTTCATCAACTTCATGGCCACCTTGGTGCGCTTGGTGGTCGGTGTCTTGATGCGGTGGGCTTCATCAATGATCAGGGTCTGCCAGCCATTGAGCGCGGTCAGGTTTGGCAGCAGATCGTAATTGACAATCAGCACGCCACCTGGCACGCACTCCTCGGCCATCTTGCGGCCATTGACGATCACAGCCTGAATGCCCAATTGCTCAAATGCCTTTTTCCACACAGGCTTGGCCACAGCAGGGCACAGAACCAGCGCGGGCAGGTTTTGCGCAGCCGCTGTGGCCGTGGGCAATGTTTTGCCAACCCTTGGGGCATCGGCCAGAATGCAGCGTTTGTGGGTCAGCAGAAAATCGCGTGCGATCTCTTGGTGAGGGTAGAGGGTCAAAACATGGCCTCTTGCGTTTGCTTTATTGGTTGAGGTGCAAACAATTGACCTTGAGCCACAGCTTGCTCGATCCGTTGGCAGGCGATTTCAAAGTATTTTGGTTCACGCTCAATGCCTATGAATTTGCGGCCAAGCTGAATGGCGGCCACACCTGTCGTGCCACTGCCCATAAATGGGTCAAGGATGGTTTCAGATTTTGGGCAAATTTCAATAACCCATTTCATCACTTCAAGTGGTTTTTGAGTTGGGTGATAACGCTGTTCATTGCCCTGGCGAATCATTCCATTCCATCGCCATTGAAGTCGGCGAACAGCTTTTGACCAATTTGTCCAAGCCAATTCACAGTCTGCAAAATCGTTGTCACCATTCAATTTATCCCACACCAGCCAACATGATGTCGGCGGGAGGTTGAAATAATTGCCTCCAAAAAACGCTTGGTGTTGTCCTTTGGTGCGGATTAACTCAATAAGCGCATCAGGCGGCGGCGCTTTGTCCCAGTCAAAGTCACCATAATCTTTAGGTGCAGCCAACTTCCCTCGACTTGCCACTTTTTTGCTGTTTTCATTGATGCCATAAGGGGGGTCAGTGATGACAGCATCCACCTTATCAAGCGTTGGCAAAATGTCCATGCAGTCGCCAAGGTACAGCGTGGCATTTCCTATTTCAATTTTCATGCCTTCACCTTCACCAGTGATGCCGCCTTGCGGGTTTCCTCGATCATGGCCTCTGGCACTTCCAGGCCCATTTTCAGGATGGCGCTGGCCGACTTCAAGCTAAATGCCTCGGGCTTGCCCTTGAGCAACTCGGCCACCAGCTTTTCATCCTTGAATTTGGTCATCCTTGCACCAGGCTTCATCGCCCAGCCTTTGATCGACTCGGGCTGCTCGGCCAGTTGCTTTTTGGCCGCATCTTGCACAGCATCAGCCCATGTGCTACACAGCGCAGCATCGGCCAATTGCTCTGACGTGATGCCCAGGCCGAATTCAGTCTTTGCCGCATTCACGGCCACATCTCGCAGGGCATCGCATTGAGTCTTGGCTCGGCAATACTTGCAGGCATCTTGGTCTGGGTTCCTGGCCGCATTGGGCTGATGCGCAGCCACCGCCAGATCGCGCAGCTTGTCCTTCCAAGCCATCAGGTCGGCATAAGTGCATGACCATTCGCGCCAGCCACCATGATCGGGCTGGTAGATGGCCAGGCGCACAGTCACTGTCGGCGGCGCATTGAGCGCAATGGCCGCACCGAGCGCATAGGTCATCAATTGAAGGTTGTTTTCGGGCGACACTTCAATGCGGCCAGTCTTGAGATCGCACACGGTCATGATGCCGCCACCAATGGCGATCAAGTCAGCAGTGCCGCCGAGCGATTCGTGGATGGTTTTCAGCGCCTCGGTCACATCCAACTCGATGTAATGTTTCTTGGCGTGGGCTGTTTGCTCCATGGCTGTGGTGACATACTTTTGTGCGATGGCGATCATTTCATCGTCAACACCAGTGACAGGCTGCTGGCGCAGTATCTGTTCGGCGATCTCATGAATGTCAGTGCCTCGCTGGGCAGCCTCACTGGTGCTGTTTGGCATCCCTCGCTCGGCCAGCAGGGA